AGTCTAGCTGATGAGGTTTAATTAACCGAAACTAGGGTATTAATTTACCCTAGTCCTAGACAATCAAGTCTAAACATAAAGGAGAATATTATGAATAAAATTGAATATAAAAATATGTGTGATGCTATTGAAAAAATGGTTGAGTTAGAATTAATATTTAACCAATCAAAATTTTATGGTGCTATTAAAAACTGGATAAGTGGTGAAGATTTTTGCCAAATGTTTTCCCGTCTTTACCCTTTTTATTATCAAACATTATATAGGAATAGGGATAGCCGTGATATTATTTGGGAGTATTGGAGCCGTAAAAAAGACGAAATAGATACCTTTAATATTTATGTTAAAATTGAGGGTGGTTTACAGTTAGGTATTATTACTTGTTACAGAGCAGGTCAATGGCAATCTGATGATGATTATGCGTTAAATTTTGAGTTAGGTTATGAGCATTTCAACGACAAAGAAAATGTGCCTTTTGTTAGTTTTGAATCTTATGAAGATTTTAAATATACTAATCAAATTGACAATGACACGAATCAAAAGTAATTTACACAAAGGAAAGAAACAAAACAAAGGAGAGAATAATGGACAAAATTGAAACCGAAAATGGTTATTACTACAAAGGCAAACTATCAGAAGTATCGGCAAAGATAAAAGCCGAGGTTCAAGAGTACAAAGAGAGGTCAATAAAAAAGGTTCTTAAAAAGAACACCTCTTTCACTACCCTTGGTGATAGTATTATATCACCTATACAACTACTGGATAAAATGGTTGCTAAAGGCAATATCTCAAAAGAACGAGCCGAAGAACTAAAGCAAACGGTCAAGTAAATGCTTAAATTAAAACTACTGTTCGTGGTTATGGTGTTATTGTTTTTAAACGCAATAGCACCAAAGCCATTTGAAAAACATGACCAAGTGGAATGTATTAACTTAAATGACTGAATATAATATTAAATTAACTATAAGAACCAGCATTGAAAAAATAGTTGATGCTGACTCGTTAGAACAAGCCGAAGATATAGTGTGGGAAGATTTAATAAACGCTGACCCTAAATATGGTCATTACATACTTATAAGCGGTACAAAAAATTACGAATTATTAAACAAGGAAGACTTTGAAGGAGAGAATAATGAGTAAAAGATTAATACCTGGTAAGACAAGAAATAGTAAAGGCAAAAAGGTATCACACAGGCCAATAAGGGCTAAAGATGTTATTTTTGATGAAGATATTAGAAAGTGGTACAAAAAAAATGACTGAAGAAACATATCAACAACCATTATTTGAGGACATAGAACAAGAAGACCATTGGGTTAGGCATTGGCAAGGTATGCCTCATTTTCATAGTGAGCAAGAAAAAGAACCTGAGATTACGGCAATCTTTAAGTTTAGAAATAAAGATGATTTTTTAGAGTTTAAAGATACTGTTCAAGAAAAACTTTATAACAATGAAACAGTATTTATAGGTGAGCAAAGTATTGAAACAAAAAGGGCATGGTACCCTCTTAACGAAAAAGCAAGTAAGTATAGATATGTTAATAGAGATAAAACAATTAACCCTAGATTCCCTATTTATATAGTTAGTAAAGGTAGATATAAAACTAACCCTACAAGCAAAGCATTATACAAAATGGGCGTACCTTTTTATATTGTTGTAGAGGAATTTGAATATGATTTATATGCACAAAACGAATACATAGATAAAGATAATATATTAATATTACCTAAAGGTTATCAAGATGACTATGATGTATTTTGGGAAGATGATGACCCGAGAGTTGGGCCAGGGGCCGCTAGAAATTTTGTATGGGACCATAGTATGAATAATGGACATGATTGGCATTGGGTCATGGACGACAACATAGAAAATTTTAAAAGATTAGATAACAGTAAGAAAGTTATTTGCACAAGTGGGAATATGTTTTACGCTTGTGAGGAATTTGTTTTAAGATACAAGAACTTAGCACAAGCTGGTTTACAATACACTTTCTTTGTTCCTAGAGGGCAAAAACGACCAGCTTATAAATTAAACACAAGAATATATAGTTGTTTATTAATAAGAAATGATACAGGCTATCGTTGGCGAGGAAGATATAACGAAGATACAGATTTATCTTTACGAATGTTAAAAGATGGTTGGTGTACCGTTCAGTTTAATTTCTTTTTACAAGGTAAGTTAGGAACGCAGACACTTAGAGGTGGTAACAGTCAAGAATTTTATGACGGCGAAGGAACTAAAAACAAGAGCCAGATGTTAGTTGATATGCACCCTGATGTGGCTGTAAATTCATTTAAGTATGGTCGTTGGCATCATCATGTAAATTATGATAAATTTAGAAACGCAAGATTGATTTTAAAAGATAATTATTTAATGCCGACTGGTGTTAATAATTTTAAAGTTGATTTAGTTAGATTAAAAAAAGATGATGACTTAGAAAGTAAAGAGTTAGAAAAATTAGAATTAGAATCAGAAGTAGAAGGAGATAACAATGAGAATAATTAGTTATATAAGACTATCATCAGAAACACAGATAGATAATCAATCAGCAAATAATCAGAAAGAAGTAAACACTCTTGAGATAAATAAACTAAAAGAATCAGGAGATATTAAACATAATATTCAAACTGAAGTTATTGATGATTCAGGTATATCAGGTCTATTAGATTTTAAAGATAGAAAGTACGGCAAACAATTATTAGAATTAAAAGCAGAGGATTATATATTTGCATCTAACATTGATAGACTTGCTAGAGATAATAGAATTTTTGAAAATTTTATTTACGACTGCAAAGTAAAAGGCATTAATGTAATAGTACCAAACACCGGCAACATAGCTAAAAGCAAAGTTGGTCTTGAAGCATCACTTCATGCCGTTTTTGCTAAAGAATATGCTAGACGAGTTAAAGAAAATTGTAGAACAGGGACAAAAAGAAAAAGACAATTTGCCTATCACGAATTTCCTGCTGTAAAAAATGGTATGGGTGGTAAAGTACCTTATGGTTATAGAAAAGAAGGCTCTGGCAAAGACGCTGATTTTATTAAGTATGTATGGTTAGATGATGCTGTATCTTTAATTAAAAAATTAGCTAGTGATGGTAACTCTTTAAGAGGTATAGCTGAAACAGTTACAGCATCTTTTTCTATGTATGAAAAAGCAAGTATAACGCATCAAACAGTAAGCAAGATATTAACTGACTCAGCAGAGTATGAAAAAAGTTTAGCAATTAATCAAGAGGTAATGTAATGAAACAAAAAGAACTACAAAAAGAAATTGAAAAAGATTTGGATAAATTGGGGAATAAATATAGCGAAATGGGTGATGAGCAAGAGTTATTTTTTATGGCTTATACATCAGAAACATTTTTAGTTAGTATGATAAAAAATGTTCCAGCTTCTCAATCGTTAATTATTTTTGTAAATATACTTAAAAATATACTTACAAATTTAGTTGACACTTACGCTATAAAAAAGTAGATTTTAATTGTAAATTCATAATGTTTACAACCTTTATTAAATGTTGATGAACAAGGGCAGTTTAATTACTGCTCTTGTTTTTTTTATGGGTAAGAAAACCTAGCCAAGTCTTACGAGGGTGGGAAGGAAAGATGAAAGAATAACTGCTTGGCTAGGGAAAATAAAAACGCTTTTTCTACATCTAGTGATTATTTTAAACCAAGAAATAGTTAAACAACACCCTTAATATCTCTTACTAGAGGTTGTTTCCAATCTCTTGCATAAGAACCTGAACGAGAAGCAATAGCATCACCTGCCATTAAAAGAACTAAAGCATCAGCAACATCTGGTGAACGACCAATTCTTTTTTTTATCTGGTCTTTCGATTCAACTTGTATCTTACCACCAGCAGTAAATTTATATTTTACACCAACTAAGTCAGCAATCATGTATTCATTAGCTGGTAACTTGCACATTTTAGCTTCTAAAAATGACCTAAACTTAAACCATAATTCACTTCTTAAATTCATGTATGTTTCTTTTTGGCTAGGACTTTCTGCCACATTAATTCCAACAGCGTTTAATCTTCCTATAGCATTAAGACTATCCAGAACACCATAACCCATTCCTATAACATCTATATAAACTTCCATAGGCCTATTTTCTGGTTCTGTAGTATCAAACTCAGCTTGAACTCTACCACTTAACTCCATTAAATCTAATCGCTTCCATGTTTTGATTTCAGTTATAATGTTGCCTTGTTTTTTAACAAGAACTGAACTATCTGCACCATGTCTTGCTACATCTAAAGCCCATATTGTATCAGATACACCATGGTCAGAAGGTATTTCTCTTTGTATAGCTGAATCGACTAACTCTAAAGGTATAATAGTATCGTCAGTTTCTTCTGCAAATTCACCTAATACTCTAACTTTATATGCTGAACTTTCTTCACCATATCTCATAGCCATTTCTTCAACAAAATCTTCTGATACTCTATCGCTATCAAAAGCAGATATATGAAAAGTTTTCCATGCGCCTTTTAATTTGTTGTGCGTATCATAAAATAGACCAGAATTTCTTGTTGGGTTACCTAATAAAATTGTGTGAACATTATGTCCTGACATAGAACCAGCGGCCGATTCAAAGACTTCTTCTGGAATTCCTGATGCTTCATCACAAAGTAAAATAACTTTACCTTGACTATGAACACCGGCTAACGCTTCAGGCTGTTCTTTTCTTGAGGTTCTAGCTGATATAAACGCTTCAGCACTTCTTGATTTTAAAACTACTCTATCACTTTTAACATCAACTAAATCTTGTAATGCTTGTGGCATTTCGCCAATCCATTTCTTTAACTCGGCAAACAAAGCATCAAACAACTGACCACTTGTTGGAGCAGTTACTATAAGTTTACAATCGAGGTGTGTAAGTAAAGTATGTATTAATATCCAACTTGCAACAGAAGATTTACCAACACCGTGAGCAGAACGAACAGATATTTTTCTTTCACCAGAAACAATAGCTTTCATTAACTCAGACTGCCATTTATCTGGATTAATACCTAAAATGTTTTCACAAAATAAAGTAGGTTCATCTTTGTAAGTTTTAATAAAATCCACAAATGGATTAGGTTCATTCATTTACCATTTTCCTAAAGGACATTTTTGTTGTTTAAATAATGTCTTAGCATTTATAACACATCTGCAATAATTACAAATTGCTCCATAAGTTCCTTCTGATTTAGAACTGCAATCATTACAGATTTTAATTCTTTTCTTCTGTAATTTTCTACTTATCATTTATTTTTTCTTTTAATTTAACTTCTTTTTATCATATTCAACACGAAAAACATTTTCACCAAATGCACCTATAACTCCCATACAAGACTTTGCTGACTCAGTAAAATCTTTATAACCATGACAATCCCTTGGTGTTTCACAGACACAACATTTTGACTCGTATTCAAAACAAATTACTTGAGAACAAGCATCAATCATTAATTCTATATAATCAGCTTCAGTAATCTTAATAAAATCATCAAAATCAATAGATTTTTTTATGTCAGTCATAGCGTTTACATTATACACCATTATTTCTTTCCCATATAATATTACTTATTTCTTTGTTTAGTCTGATTAACTGACTATCAGTTAATTTAACTTTTATACAATTTCTATTACTATTACTTATTATTAAGTATTCTTTGTTTATACTTACACAATCATAATTATTATTTTCTGCCAAATTCAAGATATATTTTCTTCTTTCTTCTTTATTAAAACTATAGTTTCTAAAAACTTGTTCTTCATCTGCTGTAATACCAACAGATTCTAATAATTCTTTATTAGTTTTGTTCATCTTTAGGTGCGCCAAACATATTTACAATTAAGTTATCTGCAATTTTTTGCAATTCTTCTTCTGACAAATGTTTATTTTGTTCTTTAATTAAATCATCAAATTCAAGAGTTAATATACCTTTTTCGCCATTTATATCTACTATCTCAAATTCTTCATCTTCAACATTATCTGCATCAATATTATAATTGCTTTGCTTTTTCTTGGAGTCTGACATCTTCTAATTTCCTTATGTTATGTTTTGCTTCTTTTATTAATCGTTCAAGTATAATTGGTGACCTTAATCTACCAAAATGACCATTTGGGCTTTCTAAATTAATTATTTGATGATTAAATTTTTCTAATATGATTAATTGTTTTATTAATGATTCTCTTTCATACTCTAGTTTTATTCTTTTTCTTCTTTCAGAATTTATTTTTGAGTTTAAAATAAGTTTAGTAACCATTAAAGTTTTCCTTTTAAAAAACTATCTATAAATTCTCTTTCATCTATATCATCATTTTGAATATAAAAACTATCCGTTCTTTTAGATTTAGAGGGTGCTTTAGTATGACCTCGTCTGCGAATCTTCACCAGTGGGCTTCTTTCGGCTTTGTTTTTTTGTAAAACTATATTTTCTTGTGTTGAAAATCGAAAACCACAATCTAAACACTCTCGTCTGCGTTTGATACAAACATCTGCTTTTCTGCTTTCTAGCACTTTGTTTTTACTACTGTTACATTTACTACAATTCATTTTAAAAAGGTATCTCATCATCAAAAGGTGTAAAATATTTTTTACTTTCTTCATTGCCTGTAACTTTTACATTACGGCCTTCTATTTGAACGCAATCAAACTTTTCTACCTTTGCTTTTCTAAATATTTCTTTACATTTATTTACTTCGTGTAAAGTTTCTAAAATTTCTGCTATTTCTTTTGTTGAATAAACAATAGCACCGTCAAGTTTCTCAAATAGAATATCTTTATCAGCCTCGTTTTTTACTATTAAAAATTCTTTTTTATTTTCTGAAATAGCTGTCCAATATTCTCCTGTTGGTGGTGTATGACCAGCTAAACGAACAGCTTTATCTATAGCTAACCAACCTTTTTTCATGTTGTTACACATCTTAACAACAATCTCTGCTTCTACATCATTACTAATAACTTTATTAAATTTATCTTTTGCTCTTTGAAATTTCTTTTTTATTTCATGGTCTGCAAGTTGTTCAAGAGTACCAGCACCCCATATCTTTTCCATTTCAATAGCTATTTCATCAACACCTTTGATATAAGTTTCTTTAACTTTATTATTCCATTTATTTTCTTTACTTAGTTTAACCATATCTTTTCATTCCAAACACCAATTATGTCTTTGTTTTGTAAACCTAATATACCTCTCTTTAATATCTGATTCTTTTGACTTGTACTCTTTTCAGTCAACTGAGGAAGTACAGAAAATTCTATATGACTTAGTGTTATATATTTCTTTTCACCGACATCTGCATTTATCCAACTTTCTTTTGCTATGTCTGAATCCATTACATTGACAATAGTATCATAAATAAGTTTTTGATTCGCACCTAGCTTTGGTATAAATGGTCTATGAACCTCAGATATATCTTCTCTAACCTTTTCTAAAGTAACAGAAGTTTCACCTATTAATGCTCTGGACTCAACTTCAAGAGCAATATCCTCTAAAGACTCAGCGTCTTTTTGTTTTTGAACCTCTAAATGAACATTAGGTTTTGAATATTTACAGAAAATTGAAGTATCAACACCACCTAGCAAAGCACTAGACCCTCTTAAACCAGCAGTTTCACTTTTACCTGAATGGTGAATAACTAATACAGCACAATTAATATTTTCTCTTATATAATCACATGAACTAATAAAAGCACCCATATCACTTGCACTATTCTCATCAGAACCTGCATTAGATAAGGCTCTTGCTACAGTATCTATAACAACAAGTTTAAAATCTTTTCCTATGTGATTGATTGTTTTGACTAATTTATCAAGTTCATCTTGGTCTAAAAAGTTTACAGTTTGTGCAAGTAAATGAAAGTTTGGTGTTGTTTTAGGTTTGTTTTTCATTAACCATGCTTTAATTCTTTTCTTTAAACCACCTACACCCTCACTTGCTACATATAAAGTTTTACCCTCTACTGCTGATAGACCTTGCCAATCTCTACTTGAAGCTATTGATAGGCTCATATCTAAAGCACAAAATGTTTTGTAACTAGCTGGTTGACCATAAATAACAGCAAGTCCATTTTCTGGTATTAAATTTTCAATTAAAAACTTTTGATTTTTTAACGCAAGAATATCACCAATAGCCATAGTAGGAAAAACATTAACATCATCTTTATTGTAAGGTTCAGCACTTAATATAAGCTGTTCTAAATTACCGCCTTGTTCAATAAAATCTGATATATCTTGTTTTTCAGCGACTTTTCCCTCTAACTTAACAATATGAACGCTCTCAGAAGCCGTTAGAATGGAATTTGCAACCTTCTCTATATGTAAGTACCCCGCAGAATCGTTGTCTGGGATTAAAATTACTCGTCTATCTTTAAACCATTTACTTAAAGAATCATGCCAGTTTTTACTACCGCCACTATTAGTTGTAGCAAGAAAACCTAAAGACATTAATCTATCTGCATCTTTTTCACCTTCAACAATAAATATTGTTTTATCTTTTTGCTCTAATATTTGAGGTAAGTTATATGGTAAAGGTTCAATATCTTTTAAACCCCAATGCCATTGATTGTCTTTAAAATGTCTTTGTCTAAAATCTTTAGGTTGATAACGAACAACCTGGTATCTAACTTCGTTTAATTCATTTCTATAGTTATATTCAGCAACAACTTTTCTTTCTTTAGTTTTTATTGTGTGTTTTTCTGTAATTTTATCACCAATATCAAATTCATTATAAAGATAATTAGAAAGTTCTTTACCTGAAAGGCCTTTGTTTTTTATAATTAAATCAATTAAACCACCACCTTCATTTTCTTCAAAATCAAAATAAGTTGCGTTTTCTAAATCTATTGCTTTACTTAATCTTTTGCCAAATCGCCATTCGTTGTCATTTTTTAAAGTAGGTTCACCCCAAAATTCTTGACCTAAAGATTTGATTGCTTCTATATATTTTTTATCCAAGAAAAACCCCTATAAAAAATGCGATAATTAAATTACTTGTCATTATTAAAAATAAAAATTCATCAAAACTCATGGCTCAATCCAATCTAAAGTTGTTTCGTTGTTATCCCAACTTTTACCTCGCCATACAAACCAAGCATAAGCTGTAGTACCACTACGACCTTTTGGTATTTCTTCACCATTTCTCCATAAAGTTTGTCTTTTAGAAAAAACATATATGTTGCTAGGTTTGTTTTCTTTATACCAATGGTATCTTTTTTGACCTTCTAAAAAATTTAATCTTAAAAATAAAGCTAGTTTACCACCTGATTGAGCAGTTAAATTATAACCAAGTTTCATAAAATCAGTTGCGTATTTAAAAGGTGGGTTAGTTATAATATTTCTAGGCATATCATCTTGATAAGAACATTTTAAAAAATCAGCAACAGAACTAAAGTTTTTATAACCATGATTGACAATATCAGTTGATAAAACTGAATAACCAGCATCAAACAATACATCACTTATATCACCTTTGCCACAAGCTGGTTCCCATATATTACCTGAAAACTTTTGCCTTTCTAAAAGCTGTTCAACGCATCTTTTAGGCGTAGGGTATAAATCGTATTCTGCTCTACTACCTGTTTTTAAAATTGTATTAGACTTGGATTGTAATTTCGGCATTTAAGTTCCTTCTACACATAACTATTTCGTTATCTCCTTCAAACAAAAAGTTTCCAAAAGAGATATATAAAACAAAAAACAAATTAACCATTATTTCAGACTTTTCATGTTTCAGCATACAAAGGGGTGGTGGAAAGAGTAGACAAGTGGGGAGAATGATTAACTATTATTAACAGTTATTATCCACTCTTTCCATTAACAAGCACCCAATAGTATGCTTGTTAATTAAAAATCTTCGTCAAATTCTTCAGTAAGAGCATCTATTTCATTTGGCATAGGTGATTTTACTTCTTCTGACTTAGATTCAAAATCAATTACTTGCTTTGACTCTGTGTTACTTTCGGCTATTTTCAATTCTTCAGGTCTTTCTTTCCAATCAACAATCTTCATATTAGGTATAAATACTTTAGCTTTACCCCATTTAATTGGTCCTTCAAGGCCATCAAAGTGAACTACTGGTATTTTCTCCTTTTCATTTGCTTCTAAGTAACTGTCATGTAGCTTATCAACTGCATTAATAATACTACCTGCACTAGAGCCAAATGTTACTACACCAAGATTCTTATTGTAAATCTTGACAACAAAGTATTCTTTATGAGTTTCAGTTGGTTTATTTGGTGGTTGATTCGTACCTAATGGTACAGTAACTATGCTTGGTGGTGACTCATTAAAGTCTGCCCAACCTACTTCCATAGCCTCAAAATCGACAAGAACTTTAAAATCTTTTTTATATTCTTCGTTCTCTCTAATTTCATTTTCTCTGTCATAATAACTATGAGTATAAACACCGTCTTTGGCGTTATAACCAAGTCTATCATAAATCTTATTTGTTGAACTTCCGTCACTTGTTGTTAATCCTAATGCCATTATAAATCTCCTTCTAAGTTAATGGGTTTGTTAATTAATATAGTTTCTTCTGCGTCTAATGGTGGTAATGTTTCTTTGTATGCCCAATAAGGTATATCTAAAGTAACAATTTCGTTTGGGTAATCATCATATATTCCGTTTACTTCAGCATCTTTATATTCAACCAATGCTTTCTTCATACACGCTATACCTTCATCTAAAAAAGATTTAGGTAGTTCGTAAATACAACACGCAAAAGGTGGTTCTTTTTCTACAAACAAAAATAAAAATCTTGCTATCTTTCTGCCTGTAGCTAAAGACCAAACATGGCGATAAAATGCTTCTTGTATATGATAACCATATCTTGATATAGAACGAACAACGCTATCTTCATCTGCTGATTGAGTTGTTTTTAAATCAATTAATATATCAGAAGTTTCACCTATTATAACTCTATCAGGTCTTGTTTTCATTTTAACACCTGTAAAAGGGTCTTTTGCAAAAGCTGACATTTCAGATTGACCAAAATCAGAAGCAATAATCTTGTTACACTCACTTTTTCTGTGAACACTATCTCTACTTCGTAAGCATATATCGTATTCTTTATCTGTGATTATAATTTGATTTTCTTTTTTTGATTTTTGAAGTTCTTTATATAATGTTGTTCTTCTATCTTTACCACATTTTAAAACAGATTCTTCAAACTTATCAGGTTCAAGTATTGCTACATGAACTGCTGTACCTATATCAAAATGAACTGAATGTTTAGGTTCGTGAAATTTATAGTGAGCAACACTCTTATTATATATTGTCTTAATACCAGAAGAACCTATTGCTTCTTTTATAACATGATAGCCGTCATGTGATAAATGAGGTAAAACTGATGGATATTTAATTTGTTCCATATTACTTTCCTTCCAAAGAAATTCATTTCAAAATATTATGATTCGTTTTTGAATCAAATTTTAATTTAATTTTGATTTAGAATGTAAATTTTTTTTTAAATTTAAAAAAGTTACTTTTTAAAAATCGCAGAATGTAAGCGTTTTAATTTTGAACTTGACAGTAATGTTCGCATCATCTAATATGGTTACATTATGAATTTACTTTCACAAAAAAATCCAACTAAAGTTGGTAAGGTAGACTCTAGCGATATGCAGACAAAACCTTCTCGTTTAAATAATAAATGGTTTAGTGTAAATCATATTGGTCTTAAAAAGAATCAATCTGATAAAAACAAAATCTTTATTATTAAAGAATTAGTTTCTAATGCTTTTGATGAAGATATTTCTAAATGCGAAGTTACTGTTTCTTGGGATAGTAATGGTTCAACAATTAAAGTTGTTGATGATAGTTCTGAAGGATTTAAAAAATTAGCTGATGCTTATACATTATTTAATGAAAGTTACAAAGCTAGTGATACTTCAAAGAGAGGTAGATTTTCCTACGGCACTAAATCTTCTTTAGCTATGTTTAAAGAAGCAAAGATAGTTAGCACAAAAGGAACTATACTTTTTAAATCTAATGGCACTAGAACTAAGACCTCAACTAAAACTGAAAAAGGTTCAATTTTTGAAGGTGTAATTAAGTTAAAGAAAAGTGAATATGAAGAAATATTAAACTTATCTAAAACTATAATACCACCAAAAAATGTTGAGTTTTTGATTAACAATGTTTTATTAAAAAGAGCAAACAATCACTCAGTCTTTACAGAAACTTTACCAACTGTAACTGTTGATGAATCAGGTAATTTTACACCTACTTCAAGACTAACTGAAGTTGAATTGTTTAAGTCTTTAGATAAAAATTATATTTGTGAATTAGGAATACCAGTTGTTGAAACTGATATACCTTTTACAATAAATGTTAATCAGAAAGTTCCTCTTTCTAAAGATAGAGACAATGTAAAACCAACTTATCTTAAAAAGTTAAAAGCATTTGTATTAAATCAAACTCATACTGATTTATCAGAAGATGAATTGCAAACAACTTTTGCACAAGAGGCCTTAGAGCAAAAAGAAGCTACTGCTGAAGCAGTTAAGTCTGTTATTGATGCTAAGTTTGGTGAAGATGCAGTTGTATATGATATGTCTGATATTGAAGCAAACAAGAAAGCGTTTGCAGATGAAAGACAAGTTATCTCAGGTAGCCAACTTTCTAAAGAAGCATGGTCTAAAGTAAAAGAAGCAAGAGAAGAATATTCTGATTTTGCTTTGCCGTCTGGACAAATTGGTAAGTATGCAAAACCTGAATTTACTGGTGGAGCAGAAGAAGTTCCTGTTGATGATAAGATGCAAGAAGTAGTTGACTATGCAAAGTTCTTACATCAACAATTAGGCTTTGGAAGTTTATCAGTTACAGTACATGACGGCTCAGGGGCTCTTGCAAGTTATGGTCGTGGAAACTTGCAGTTGTTCTTTAATGTTCTTGGTCGTCAATGGTTTGATTTAGATACAAACAAACAAGAGATACTTGAACTGTTAATACATGAGTTTGGCCATTACTATTCTGCTGACCACCTTAGTAGAAATTACTATGACGGCTTATGTAAAATAGGTGCAAAGTTAATAATACTTAAAGTATAACAAAAAGGAAACAGTAAGGGGTTAATAGCCCCTTACTTTATTCACAACTTATCAACAACAAATTTCAATCACAATCTAGACACAATTTCGAATCGAAGTAATATGACCTTAATTAAGGAAAGGAAAATATTATGAATATAGAAGATACAATAGTTTATACAAACATTTCATTAGGGCTAAGTATTGTTCATAGAAACGCACTTGAACGCTTAGAAGATTTATCAGTAACAACACCTTTTACAAAAGAAACTGAAAAAGAGTTTGATAAGTTAAAACATGGTATTAAATTAATTAACGAACAACTAGAGCATTATAATTTTTTATTGGAAAATGGATATGAAAAGCGTACTTGAGTTTATTATTACTTGTATAGTTTTATTTTTGTTTGGTGAAAATTAACCAAATATACCACGCTTTTTTAATTTATACTTTCTGTTAGCTTTTTTTATTTCTTCTTGAGCAAGATTTGATTGTGCATTATTTAAACCTAAAGCATCAATAGTTTTGATAGGTGTTCTAAAATAATCTTTATTTTCATCAAATTGATTTTTTATAGAATCAAGAATCATATCCTCTTGTGATTGATTTTTTGAAATTGTATTTCTATTGTCAGCCATGTCTGCAAAAGGACTTCTGTCAGCACCAAATTTTTCTTCTAATCTATTTTGATATAAGTCGTAACCTCTTTCACCAAAAGTTCTATCATCTTTATTAAGTAAATTTTGAGTTAGTCTAACAGGCTCTAAAGAAACACTCACAGCATCTCTATAAGTTTTTGGGTCTGATAGACTTGCAACTTTATCAGTTATACCTTTTCTAATAATTTTAGGAGAGTTCATAAGATTGTTACTAGATTCCATTAAACTACCATCACCACCAAATTTATCAGCCATTCTTTTTTGAACGGCCGCTTTCATTATACTATTCATGCTTCCTGAGGCGGCGGCAGACCCTGCGGCTTTTGCCATAATTATTCTCCGTTTGGTTTAGATTTAATTACTATTTCTAAATCAGTATTGCTTGGCATTTGTGTAGATACATTTACATGACCTGATGCACAACCAACTACTAATAAAATAGGTAGTATTAATAATAATTTTTTCATTTTTTGCTCCTTTTACTAAGGTATAATAGGCACATTTCTAGCGTCTAATATACTTTTATTTAATTTTTCTTCAGCAGTCATTTCATTCCATGATTTTTCAAACTCAGGGTAAGTTAACTCAACACCGTATGCTAAGAGAAAACTTTTAAATTTAGAAAATGCTTCAGCTTTATTTTTTGGTAATCCAAGAGAGGAAACATCTGTATTTAAGTTTTGACCTATTGTTAATAATCTTTCCATTTTTTTACTATCTAACAAAGCATCTTCAATAATTCTTTTTATTTGGTCGTTCTTTAAATTTTGCAACATAGCAGTTGCTAGTTTAGTAAATCTACCAGCAATAACAAGACCAGCACCAGCACCAGTTGAAAAGTTTGTTGAGAAGTTAGCGGCCGCAACTCGAACAAAAGTATCAATCATACCATTTGTCGGGTCTATTTCTTTTAATGCTCTAAACAAATCAGGGTTGTTTAAAGCACCTAAATCTTGGTCATATACTTTTAAAGCAGTATCAAGATTGTCTAATTCCTTTTTTGTAAATAAACCTGATTTTTGCAAAGTTTCTCTTAGCGTTTTATTTGCACCATGAGGTTTACTTAATATACTTGAAAAATTAGAAGAAACTAAAACGCCTGGTGTTTTATCAGAAGTTTCAAAGCCCATTCTTGAAATAGCTTCGACAACAGAACTTTTTAAACCTTTTATAGCATCATTAGAATTTTTAAATTTCTTTGTATTGTTGATAATATTCATAAGCTGACCTGCGCCATTTTCTTGGTCTAGTAAAACTTTTTCTAAAACAACACTTGGATTTTCACTATTAATTAATTGACTAAAATAATTAACTTCTTGTGTATTTGGTTTACGAGTTAATTTAATTTTATTAGTAAATGGGTCTTTAATAATTGTATTTAATTCAAAAGCATTTTCTTCAAGTAATTTAGCTAAAGTACCAACATCATTTTTATAATTATCAACAAGTTTTTTAAACTCAGGATATTTGTTAATAGTTTTTTGATTTTCAGCAATCCATTTTGTAATTGAAGTTGGGTTAAAGGTTCCTGTGCCAGGGTCAAAAACATCATCAACCATTAAAGCTAACATACCTTGAACACCTTTTTCACTTTCGTCTATAAGTGCTTGTTGTTGTTTTAAATTTTTACCTGTTAAAGGTATAGCAGTTTTTAAACCTTCTTGTACTTGATTTAATGCAAATGGTGTTTTGTCATATTTAGCTACACCTTGCTCCAATAATATTTCAGCTAATTGTGATTCTTCTTGTTGAAAAGTATTTCTACTTGTTTTGTTTATAATATTATAAATAGTTTCGTTTCGAGTAAACGCATCATGTTTACCTTTAGTTTGAGCAACGGCTTCTTTTGCAAAAGCAAAACCTTTACCAATATCGTCATTTAAAGCAACTCTTAAATTATACAGTTCATTTAATTTTGGTTGAAATAAATCTGGTCCTTTTTGTAATTCTTTATTAATTTCTGCATCAATAGATTTTTTTAAATTATACGCTTCTTTGTAAGTTATAGTTTCACCCTCATTTAGTTTATTTATAACTGTGTTTATAGGTTTTCTTAATGAGTTATTATATAAAGTATCACTTGGGTTAGAATTAATTGCTGAGTTTTTAGCTTCCTCTAATTTTATAAAAGGTTGTTTTGTTGTAGTTTCAAAATTGTTTTCTGTTGATTTCCATAATGCTTTTTCTTGTGATTTAACATCATCATATATTGTTCTAATTACTTGTGTAGTTCTAGTTGATGCTTCTTTATCTGTTAATTTAAACTCATCTTTTAAACTATTAAAACTTGCAGTAATAAAATCGTCTATAGTTTTTGTTATGTTACCACTTTCTTCTGCTAATGCTTGTTCTACCGCTTCAGCATAACTCATACCAGTAAACTCTGCTTCACTATTACCAAGAATGTCTTGAATCCTTTGATTCATATTTTTTTCTCTTGTAGATTGATTTTGTGCAAATCTTTTTAAAAACGCTTCATTGTTTTTTGCTTCCCAGTTTGTGAGAGCCATTAAGGTTGGACTTTGACTTTCAGGCACATCACCTCTTTGACTCGCTATAAAAGATAACTGACCAATTTCATCATCTATTTCATTTGTTGATAATTTTGCAATTCTTTCGTTACTAGCTTTTATGTTTTTTAATAATTCTGCTGGGTCCTCTTTAGCAATTAACAAGGCTCTTTCTAATTGTTTATAAGCATATTCTTCAGCTAACGCTTGTATTTCTTCATCTGTTTTGCCACTTATACCTTTTAATTTAGAGTTACTTCTTAGATGTAAGGCTATATTTTGTGAAGTGTTTTTTAAATAACCCATAACACCACCAACAAATTTTTGCTTAGAGCCGACTATATCAGTTTCAGAAAGAGCCTTACTTTCCATGCCTTTGCCTGAAAAACCTTTTCTAAACTCTTTAAAGAAACTATCGTTGCCTTGCATGGCAGTATCAAGACCTCTAATTGTTCTACCTATAAGACCTGCATCACCTGTTCCTAAACTTCTCTGTAAAGCCCTTGAAATACCACCTGCACCTTGTTTAGTTAATTCAGGAGCAACACCTGTAAATAATGTGGTAGCTAAAGGTAATGCTTCAACAAAACCTCTTGTAATGTAATCAGGTACTGTTTCAGGGTTAGCAATATTTGTATTTTCAAGAGCATCTTCTCTCAATGCCATTCCTCCAGCATAACCTAATCCAGAAGTAATCTCTGTTAATCCTGCTGTTTTAGGGTTCATAGCAGTATATCTTCTCATAGGCTCTGTAATATCTGTTAAATAACTATCTCTGCCTTGAGTAACATTTCTGTTTGAATTTTTAAACGCAACTGGTGGTTTATACCCACTTGAAACAGGTAAAGTTTTTGCAAAAGGATTTGTAGGGTTCATAATAAATCTATTAAATGCAAAAGCATAAGGTACAACATCTCCAGCAAAATCACCAGCTCTTGAAGAAAAATTAGTAGGCAATGTTCTTTCGTCAACATTACCATAACCAATATTTCCTTTATCAAAAGCAAAATCTTTTAATCTACCACTCCAAGGTGCGCCTTGGTCATCTAAATCAAAATAATCAGTATTAAAAATTTTGTTTAAATCTCTTTGAATTAAATTAGGTGCTGATTGACCAAAATCTAAAACACCACCAACTTTGTCTAAAAGATTTTGATTAAAACTTCTAAGTGGTTTTACAGTTGACTGTTGATTATCTATTCTTTGATTTAAGTTGTTTCCAATACCAAATAATGCTTCTTGCGTTTCTTCGTTAAGACCTAGTTCATTAGAATTATCTAATATACCAACTATATTGTTATAATCACTTACAGTAGTTTTTTCATCTTGGTTGTATATATCATACCCACCACCATAACTACCATCAATATTTGGTTCCATATCAAGATATTTATATATTTGCCCTAATTTTCTTTTCTTATCTGTTTCTGATAATGCCATTATTTATTGCTCTTAGTTTCTTCGTTGTAAATTAAATCTGTTACTATTTTTTTTTCTTCTTGTGTTTAAATTTTCTAAACCTTCTATAAGGTCTTGAGAACTTGAATCTGATTGAACTATATTTATTTTATCTTGAATTGTAGGGTCACCAGTTTCATACGCTTTTGCCAACATGGCTCTATTTGCCATAATAATACCTGGTAATTCAGCGATTCTATTATTGTATGCCACAAGTTCTGAATTATTTACTTCCTGTTGGTCTTCATTTGTAGGTGATGGTGAATTAATTAATTTATCTCTCATGTTTATAGCAGACTCAAGTTGTTTTACTAATTCACCTTCCCAAAACAACATATCATTTACATTTTCTAAATCTGTTTTTTGTGTGCCTGGTATTCTAGGCGCAACATTTTCATCAATAAATGCTTTTGATATTCTTTGATTTTCACTACCTGTTATTTTTCTTTTAACAAAAGAAGTTAGTGGTAAATATACTTTATCTATAATGTTTCCAGCTATTTTTGATTTAGGAAACATTCTTGATAAAATAGGGTTATCAGAACCTGTTTCAGTATAGCCTCTAAAATCTGCATAATTTCCACCAAAAAATTGTAAAGGTCTTTCACCTTGACCGTAAGCACTAAAAGGCACATTAGGTAAATCTAATTCATATTTGTTATTATAGTAATCAAAATTTCTAATTGTTGGTTTACCACCTTCACTTTTATTTCTGCTATCAAATCTTACATCTTTAATTTTATCTACAATAGATTGATTGAAAACATCTTCAGTAACACCAGAAGTAACTCTTTTAAAAATATCAGGGTCTTTATCTACCATATTTAATGGTTGTATTATTCTCTTTTGGTTTGCGTCTAAACTTCTAAATCTATCAAGAAAATTAGGAACATCTACATCATTAATAACTCTGTATCTTGTTTCTTGATTTTTTTCTTGTAACTCCCTTAGTTTACTACTTAAACCAACATAACTTCTTTCTCCTGTATGGACTACTCTGCCTGTATCATCAATAATACTTACAGTTTCGTCTAGTGTATCTTTTTGTCCAGCTTTAACTTCTGCACTAAATATGTCGTCAGGACCTACTATGCCTATTTTTTGTGATATTGCACCTCTGGCTATATCACCAATATCAAGAATACTTGGCCCTTCAACTTTAGAAGGGTCAACCCCTTGAGTTGTTGAAGGTGAAAAACCAATATTAGGGTTAGGCATTCCTGCGTTATTATTGCTACTAGGTTTACTTAGCTGTATTAAGTTTAAATCTTCTAAAAATTTTCTTCTTCTATCTATAACCATTTTTTACCTCTTATCCAAATAATGTTGAGAAACTGCTTTGTTTTCCTGTTGATTTCATAGGTGTTGGGAATCCTTGTAATATACCACCTAAATATTGCGCTAACATCATTTGATATTCTTGTCCTTCTAAGAACTGTTGATAATCAAAATCTAATTGTTGTTGGTCTCTCGCCATTCTTCTATCGCCTATATCTGTCATAGCACCAAATTGGCCTAAAGCTGAATCTGTAACACCAGAAGCTAAATCGGCCGCTGATAGTAAGCCTTGTTGATTCAATGCGTTAGCTTCAAGACCAGCACCTTGATTAGCCATACCTGCCTGTAATGATGATGATTGATTGGCTAAATCTGCTTGTAATGATGATGATTGATTGGCTAAATCTGCTTCAAGTTGATTAGCTACATTCTGTGCTTGGGCTCTATATTTATTATCGACATTTGATTGTGCGACTCTAAACGCATCTTCTTGATTCATGCCTTGTGCTTGTAAATCTCTAGTAGCATTTGCTAAATCAATTTCTCTTGCGTTGGCTTGATTTGCTAAAGCAGATTGTTGCATCATTTCTGTATTAAATTGACCTAGTGATAAATCCCTAGATTGATTTAATCTTTGTGCTTCCATGGCCGCATCTAACATTGATTGTTCGGCCGCTAAATCAGTTGCTTGATTTAATCTTTGTGATTCCATTTGATTTGTAATGTTATCTCTTTGTGCTTGATTTAATAAACCTATGTCTTGAGAAGCTAATTGTGAAGCTGTGTTAAAACCTTGTTGACCTAATAATGCACTTTGTTTAGCTATTTCTGATAATGCTTTGTTTTGTATAAGACCAGCTTCTACACCCTCTCTAGTACCTCCAAATGCACCTGCTTGAATGGCCCTATCTTGTAATTGTGATAATGATTTATCTCTACCTTCTAAAATTTCATTAATAGTTACATCTCTAACCATTTCGTTATAAGGGTTCATATACGGGTCCAAAGAAGTATTTGCTAAAGTTTGAGGGTTTATTAAGCCAGGCTGACTAATTCTCTCAATATCAAAACCTCTTTCTAAAACTTCTCTTGCTGAAATGTCATTTGGGTCTGCAACTCTTTCGCCTGTTACATCTCTTGAAGATACCATTGTTCTAGCTATTTCACTTGGTAAATCAATAGTACCAGCGGCAACATCTCTTGAAGATACATCTCTTGAAGATACTTGGTCAGGTGTGTAATTAGCAACATTCGACATTCTACCATATAAGTCGTTCATCCTATCTGTTTCTGCAAACTGATTACCGCCTAAAAATTTTAATGCTTCTCTTTCACCGATTGTTGTATAAGTATCTGCTTCAGCAAATCTTGGGTCTTGATACGCTTCATAATCTTTTAATCTTTGTTCCATAATAGGTTGACCATACATATCTCTACGACCTGTATCGACTGATTCCATTACAGCACCTTTACCAATGTTAAAGGTTTCTTGCATCATTGCTTTAATGGCGGGGTCTAGTTCTGAACTATTACTACCTTTTGATTTAGCCATTTCTATAACTCCTTATCTAATGTAAAGAAAGTTGGTTTATAACCAACATCTTTAAACTCTCTTTGCCAACCTTTTCTTCCTGTTAAAGTTGTGTATTTGCAACCTACTTCTCTTGCTTTGTTTTCTAACATAGGCATTATTTTTTTTATTTCTTCTGTATGACCACCAGCTAAAACACCGTGTAAATTATAATACTGTGGAAATACATGAACTTCAGTAATAATGAAGGAGTTTCCTAAAGAATGAAAAAACATTTCACCTTTGGCTATACTTTGTCTTACATCATCAATAGTATGACTGTTCTTTCCATAATCTAACGCTTTCTGTATGCTTTCGCAACATTTTTCAAAATTTTCTATTGTCATATTGTACTCGCTGTTATGTTACCTGAATTATCTACTGTAATATTATATCTAGTTCCGTTAGGTGATTTTAATATTAATCTTCCGTCATTAATGTTTATATCTGTATCTTTCTTAAAGTTTTTTTTATCTTCTTGCTCTAAAGTATTATTTGTCTGTTGAGTAACACTAGAACTATATTCTTGCATTGGTAAAGGTAATCTCATTATCCTCTACCTCCACCAGCTCTTACGAATATCTGCATATTGCCAACTCTCCAATCAGAATTTCTTGCTGTTTCAACTCTAAATTTAACTTCTCTAGCAGTAAATCTTACATCTGTAGGATTGGCTAAAGCAAAAGAACCACTACTTGGGTGAGTTGTTTCTGTGCCTGTAGGGTAGTTTCTAACTTTAAATTTAGCAGAAACATCACCTAATGTTTTTTCGTCTGGTATTATTTGTAACACATTCATCAACTTACCACTTGGTTGGTCAAGTTGATAAGGTCCTGATTCAGCAAAAACACTCGTTGATTCGCCTGAATATGAATATCCAGTTTCGTGTTCATAAAGTTTATAGTCAGCACCAATCATAATAGGATTTAAAAATATACCTTCATCTTCTGCACAAGTTCTAGCTAAGTTACCTATTGTCCAATGATTTTCTTTATAGTTCCAAGCAACATATCTATTGTTTTCTGTGCTATCAGAACTAGGATAAAACCACCATATTTCTGAGAATTGAGAATTATTAAAAGCATATACTTTACTTTTTTGACTAACATTCATATCGCTAAAGACATAATCGCTAACTTCACATGGTAATGATTTGACAAGCCCATCATACATAAAGAACTGACCATTACCCATCCAAACTGCAAAAGTATCAGTAGCAACAACTGAGTTTGCTGAAATAACTCCACAATTAGAGCCAACTCTTTCAAAAGAATATACAAAAGGTAAGCCTACATAAGTTGAAGTATAAGCATCAATAGTTGAAAGTATAAGTATTTGACCTTTAGTTCTTATTGCTGTTATTACTTTCCCATTACCATTAAGATTAAAACTACCAGCTTGATTTGTGCCACCTGGTGTCCAATCTGTGTTATCTTCTAAGTCTGACCATTGTATTTTTTTTGGGTCGCCACCAGCACCTAAAAGCATTAATGCTCTTTCTTCTGTAACAATTATACCTTGATTACTTGTTGGGCAATTAGCAATTTGTTGAGCAACAGTTCCGTTAATTAATTGCCACTCATAAACTTTTCCGTCTGTTGTGCTACAACCAACTAAATATTGCCCCCAATTATCTAAAGACCAAGTTGTGCAAGGTGTCCATATACCATGGTCAGGTCTTTGTGTACCATAGTTTCCTGTTCCATATATATAACTACCATAAGAAACATTTTCGACAGCGTCATCATTTCCTGTGGTAAATCCTGTTGGAGTTATGTCGTATTGTTGACCTTCAATAGTATAATAATATAATTTACTAGAAGTACCTACGCCTAATCTTCTGTTTCTATTGTTATCAGTCCAACTAACTATTTTTCTAGCTTTGCCTGTTACTGTAGAACTACCTAATTGAGTCCAACCTTTTACTGGTTGCATAGCATTATTATCCCAACGAACTAAATTACAATCATGCCAACGGCCTTTTGACTGCAATTCTGTTCCGTTCTTATAAACTCCACTTGGTATTTTTAATTCAACATAAGGCATTATTTTTATCTCTCAATTAAGTACAATACTTCACTTATCTTCATAGCTGTTGCTTTAGTAGTCTTTAAATCTGGTGTTGTGTCGTTTCGATAAGTAACTAATAAAACACCCCACGCATCTTCTGAACTCATTATAGGACAAGCTGTATTAAGTATATCTCTATCTAAAGAAGTACATTGACTTAAAACAAAATGACCAATCACATATTCATCACCTTCCATAAAATAGCCTGTTGGTAATAAATCTTCACTATTTCTAGGTTCATTATACAAAGGAACTATATTTCGTGCATCTATCCAATCGTATAACCAAACTGATTCAATATCTCTGTTTGACCTTAAAAGTTTAGTAATTAAATCTTCTACTTTAACTTTTTTCTCAGGGTCTTTTTCATACACCTCTATTATTGGTATTTCATTATCTTCTTCAACACCAAGATTTAGATATTGTTGAAAACCTATATAACCAATTATAGCTACAATGATAAGACTTGTAATCTTCATAACAAAAGCTGACCAGCTTTGTTCTGGTGATATAATGCTTTTTATTGCTTCTATAATATTATTCATTTTCTCATTTTCTCTATTGCTCTACTTGAGAACCAAAAACATACAACTGAACTTAAAATACCAACATCTGTATCAGAATATATCTCTGGTAAAAACTCATGTAAATCACCACCATTTTGATATATTTGAACTACTGCTAAAGTTTTTGCAGTTAAGTATAAACCTAATATTGCAAAAGTAACTGTAGGTCTTACAAGACCACTTAAATTAACTATCCATTTACTAGCATTGTTTTGAATTGTTTGACTGTGTTGATACACACCTGAAATTTCGGCTTCATCTGCTCTAGCTTTAGCTACAGTAATCTTATGTTTAGCGGCCATTTCCATTACAGCTAATTCATGTTTTTGATTACTCTTTTGTTTAAAATGGTCAAGAACAGCAGGTAAACCTGAACTAGCAAAACCTAATAAACTACCTATTAATCCAAACATGATAAACACCTCTCAAAAGATTCTTTTGTAATATTTGGTTTATAAAAATGAGCTTCACTAATTTTAGTTGTAGGACCTGTAATTTCAGAAACATTTTTAAAAAGTATTCTTTGTTGTCTTATTGATGCTAAAGCAACAATATCAGTATCTTCTTTTGTAAGTTTTCTTTTTACTCTACCTACTGAAGTTGAAAAATTGTATCTAGGTTTACCACCTTTTGCTGATTTTTTATCTGTTGTGCTAGAAGATTTAACTTGAAGTCTTAAAGGTTTATTTAAAACATTAACTACAATGTCATAACCTTCAGCATCAACTAAAGAGGTATTATAACCAAGTTTTTCTAATTCAAAACAAACCATTAATTCACCAACTCTGCCTAACTGCTTGTTGTTATTACCCAAACATTTTTCCAAACAAACCAACAACGGTCGCAGATATACCACTTGCTGTTAAAAATATTCCTATAACAACTCCTTTTCCTGATTTCATTTGTCCTTCAAGAGAATCAAGTCTTGTGTTTAATCTCGTTACTTGTTTTTCAAGACTTTCAACTGCTTCTATTAATTTACCTTGTTCAAGTTCTGAAAGACCACTCATTTAACTGCTCTTTTTCTTCTTCTTGTGATTGCAGTCGTAATGCACATTGTTAAAATTCAAAGCTAAAATTTTTATTATTTTTTTAAATTTTTCAGGTAATATATTTGTAGGAACAAAGCTACATATCAAAGATGATAAAGTAACTATGCTTGTTAATATTAATAATAATGTAGTCATAAGAACTCCTTTTAATTAAGTATAACTTCTTCTTCTGGTGGATATAAAGGTGCAGGTAAAGGTGGTAAAGTAGGATTAGGGTCATTAGGGTCAAAAACCCAATCTTCTAATTCAATAATAAAACCTTCCCATAAAGCAATTTTTTCTGGGTCTGTTTCTTTACCTTTATCTTCTATTGCTAAAGCAAGTTGAAAATCTCTACCTGATTCTAATTCTTGTTTTATAAACTCTTGTTTTTGAACTAAAACTGGACCAGACATATCTTCTTTGTTTTCAACTACAGTCCAAACTTCATTAATTTTTTCATAAGTATCAGGAGCAAGTTGTTCATAAGGTAAAAGTGTCCACTCAAAATCGTTATTAAAATCTGCTGAACAATCTATTAGTTCCCAGTTATTATTAGGGTCATCAGGATTTTCATTTAAAGCATTAATAATGTTTTCTTTTTCTTGTGGAAAACCAACAGCTTCATCATTTTCAACTCTAATATAATAGATAGCATTTATATCTCTTAATTCACTCATTACAAATTCTCCGTGTTTGTAGTTGGATATGACCTAGTGTTACCTGGGAATAAAATTCTTACGACAGCTTTTGCGCCACTACCTGCTCCTGAACATGGACCCCAACCATACCAAGCACCGCCACCAGCTCCGCCACCGCCGTAATCAGTACCACTTCTACCACCTCCAGTATATTGATAGTCAACACCTAAGGCATCATCAGCGCCAGAGCCACCGCCACCGCCACCGTATCTATTTGTACTAACACTTGAATCATAAACACCACCAGCGCCACTTGTACCTTCTCCATATCTACCAGTTCCACCGCCACCAGCACCAGACCCGGCACCACCACTTGCATAAGATGGAACAGAAGCACCAGCACCACCGCCACCGCCAGAACCAGCATTACCAGATTGATTAGAACTGTTGTTCATACTACCACCATCACCAGAATAACCGGCCGCTCCAGCACCAGAGCCTAGATTTCCGTAAGCATTACCGCCATTTCTTTTAACATCACCTACGCCTTTACTGGCATCACCACCACTAGTTCCATTTTCCCCTGGCTGTGCGGCAACAATAAAGTTACTAATACTACTTGTGCCACTACTTGTACTAAATCCAGCCACATTTGCATAATGAGGCGCACTTATATACGAGTTCATGTGAAGATAATAAGTTGTTCCAGGAGTTACTGTGTAATTGTTTTTATAAGATAATGCTCCACCTTTACCGCCTGTGCCAGAAGTAACATTATTACAAACAGAGTAACCACTTCCACCTTTACCTATAGCCATTATAGATACAGATGTAACTCCAGCAGGACAAGTCCAACCGACAGTACCGCTAGTTCCTGTATACTCATATTGACCAGCTTTTACATTTGAAAGATTAGTATAAGCTGTGGCTGTTCCAGCATCATTAGTTAATGTTACAGCACATCTTACATACTGTCCATCATCACTACCTGTTAAAGTATAAGAATTACTTGTTGCTGAACCTATATCAGAGAAAGAACCTCCTCCTCCTCTTTGCCATTGATAAGTGAAATCACCAGAAGTATTCCAAGCTCCGTCTGTAGTATATAGAATATTGTTGAAAGCATTAACTGGAGTTGAGAAACCCATACCAGAATGATTGCTACATTTTATCCATAAAGTTGCTGGAGCAGAATTAGCCACGATAATTTGAGTATAAGCACCAGCTTGACCTGGTGTTCCAGAACTTGACACGCCAGTAGTATAATTTGAACCATCTTCTGTTGTACTAAACACTAAAGGGTGTCCTGAATTACTTGCGTCTGATTGGTCAAATTTGTAGGTAAAACCTTGATATAGTTGTACATACAAACTATTTTGTCCGTTTGCATAAAACTTATTACCGCCAGAATTAACGACTGTTATTGTAAAAGTTTCATCTCTTGGCGTAAGAACTGGAATACTTACATTTTCAGGTTCAATAACTGCACCTGAAGCCAGAATCATGTTGTTGCCTAAACTCATTTTTATCTCCTAATTATGACATATCTTGAGCAGAAATAAATCCATACCAATTAGTTCCGCCATCAACTGTCATTAAAACAATTACATCATGGTTTGAACTTGATAAAGCTGGTGCTTGACCACCTGCCCACTTAACAGCGGCGCCCCATGCAATAGTATATGATGAACCACCTATTTTTAAGACCATGCTGTAAGCATCTCCTGAAGCTGGTATATTGTTAATTGTTAATGTTGTTATGTTTTGTGTAGGTGTAAAAGAAAAAGCATTTCCTGTAGAGCAATCTAAAGTTAATGTTCCTGTAGATTGTGTAACATTGCTACTTGTTTCTCTTGTACTTGTTGATTTTAAAATTGTAGCTGTAACTGTACTTGCTACAGAACCACCTATTACTGTTCCGTCAATAGTTCCACCATTTAAGTCAACTGTAGTTACAGAACCTAAATCACTAACAGTAGCACCATTAAAATTAATTGTGCCTGTGCCTGTTAAATTTGTGGCTGTAATAGCCCCGGCTGTAGTTGCACCAATAGTTACTCCGTCAATCGTACCACCATTTAAGTCAACTGTTGTTACAGTTCCTAAATCAGAAATGGTTGCACTAGCGGCTGATATGGCCGCAGAATCAAGTGTAACAGTTCCGCTACCTACTAGAGTTCCACCTACACTTAAAGTTTTTCCTGAACCGACTTGCAGTCCAACTGAAGTTCCTGAACCAGCGGCGGCGAAAAGAGCATCAAGAGAATCTAAATCAGTATTTAATTTAGTTCCCCAAGTGTCCGTAGAAGCACCGACTTCTGGCTTAGTCAGATTCAGATTTGTTGTTGTTGTATCTGCCATCGCATTTACTCCTTATAATTAGGCCGCTACTTTATAGACTTCAGTCCATGTTGTAGAAGCATTTGGTTCGTCAACCCATTTTAATCTTGCACTAAAGTTTGTAGATGATTGGGCTGATATATTTGAAACATCTATAAACACTATTCTATTGCATACAGCCGTAACTGTAGAAACTCCGTTAATAGGATATGGATTACCACTAAATGTAACAGTTCCTATTACACTCAATGATGAAGTAGCTTGTGCAGGTATTATACCGCCACTTACTACTTGTCCTAATAACGAAACAGTTGCTACAGCATTAACTGTTATTTGTGGTGATGCTACATATCCGCCAACAGCAGAGATAGTTGCAACAGCATTAACTGTAGCACTTGCATCTCTAATTGTTCCAGCAGAATAATTACCATAACCATATTCACCAGAAGAATAAGTATCTACAGGGTGAGCCGCAGATAAACTTAAACTTGATGATGAAGTTGAAGATATTTGACCGCTATCGGTATATCCCCAAACTCCGTAAAGATTAGAACTGTAGCCACCTCTTCCATAACCTCTAAAGGCTCTATTTGTAAAGCTAGATGAGGCTGTTATTGTGCATGAAGCATCTGAGTAACCCCATTCGCCATACACATTGGAAGAATATCCACCTTGTCCATAATCTCTAGTTCCAGACATTTAATTCCTTATGTTAAATCAATATCTAAATCACCAGCGGGTACTCTAAACACATCACCAGTTGATATTGGTTTTTGTGTAGCTAAAGTTCCTACTGCATATAAATTACCACTTGTTGAAGCATCTAATACACCAACCGCTACGACTGTTCCGTAACTTGCTGTTGCTGTAGAATATTCAACAGCGGCCGTGTTACTTGACTGACTTAAAGTTGTAGTAAAAGTAACTGTTTGTCTTGCATACCCTGTTCCAGAAGTTGAAACCTCAGTTCCGCCTGTTCCGTCATCACCTGGTGCTACAGTATATAACGCCAAATAAAGTGTTCCAGCGGGAGTAAAAGTTGTTCCTGAAAAAGTGTGGGCAAGAATTTTGTTTTCTAAATAATCGCTAAAACTCATTTTTTAATCTCCTTATTGTAATGCGGGTGCTTTTATTCTTAAAGTTGAATCGCCTACTCTTGCCTTTTGGTCTGCGATTTCTAAGTCCTTAACTAATTTCTGATACAAACTAGACCATACTGCTATTCTTGAATCATCTACTAGATATGGTGCTGATTGTAGCAGAGTTCCGTATAAATATATATCAGGACTGCTATTCATTAACCAATTAGTTGGGTTAGTGTCAGTTAAGTTAGGGATTTTACTATAGTAAGTTACTTCTCCTGTCAGCGTTGCTGAATCAGGAACAGGTAAAACTTCTAGTTCTTGACCTACTATTGTGTAAAATTTTGGTGTACCACCTGAGGTGTAAGTTTCTCTTAATTTATCAAGCTGTTCATTTGTTGTAAATTCTAAAGTTACAATAGGATTTGACTCTATTACAAAGTCAACTGTTTGTAACCAATCGGCTGGTACAGCACTATATTGAGAATCAATCGTTGCTGTTGCTCTTTTAATCATTTTTCTATTTCGTATTTCTTTATTAAAACCAGCTTCAGCTAAAGTAATAAAATCTGGTATAGTTGTAGTTAAATCAGTTCTATTAAGCCAGTCTGCTACACTTGTTTTTAAATCTGAATAATTTACTAAAGCCATTAAACAGTTCCTTCTCTTGTTCTAAAGTATTTATTATCTGGGTCGTTTAACCATTTTTTTAAAGCCTTAGGGTCATCTAAAATACCTTTAGCTTTTAAATCGTAATAAAGAACCATTGGTATTGAAGCTACTTTATTCCAATGACCATAAGGGTCTCTTTTATCGCTTAAATTAAATTGTTCTTTATTATCTTTTATTATTTGCGTTACATCTTGTTCTCTACTTAAAACAAAATTATGCTCTCCTTTGCCTGAAATATCTTCTTCAAAGGTAAAGTTATTTGAAATTTTTGTTTCGTTGTCGAAATTTATTAATCTTTTTTTGTTCATTTGTTTAGTTTAGGGGTAGTCGCAATCGCTAACTACCCCATTTCCTATGTGATTTATGAATCTGTTAAATCAGCAACCACACCAAGTGCGGCTTCATTTTTAACTTTAAGTCCATATTCTACAAGTATCATGCGTTTCTCAGCATCACCAGTTTTAGCTAAATCAACAACTTCTACAGGTCGTAAGAAGCAAGTTGAGTAAAACTCAGCATCTAAGACATAAGCATCTCTTTCTCTTTGGAATCTATTAGGAACAATATTAACTGCTCCAAAGTCTGATACATAAATATCAGCGGCTCCAATAATAACACCAGCTTCAGGTTTTTTAACTTCATACCTGTTAGCGGCGATACCTGAGAATCCAGATACTACTGTTTTATTGTGTGGACCAACCATAAGCATCTTAGGTGTTCCGCCTTGAGACCATACTTTTTCGATAACATCATCAAGTAAGCCTAAGGTGAAAGCTCTTTTGTTAGCATTGGTTGAATCACCAGCCGCATTATTAACAATACCACCAGCTACTGTTGGATTAGTTCCGCCAGTGCCTCTGCTTGAGTTTGTTTTAAGCCATGCTGGAAGTCCTGCTGTTTGTCTAGCAGTACCAGTTCCACCACCTACACCTGCACTATTTGCCAAAAGTGTAGCTTCTTGGTCTCTTTTAAGTTCTTGTCCAAGTTTAGTTATTTGATAGGCAAGTTCTGAAGTTCTACCTGCCTCGTTAATAACTTCTAAGTTGTCAGCTAAGACAACAAGTTTTCTTGAAATGTTTGTATAGTTTCCTATTCTAGCAGTAGCCACTGTCGCTGGAAAAGTACCAATATCATCACCATCTATTTGATAGTTTGTAGAAGCGTTAGCAAGAGAGTCAGTTTGCCACTCAAAGAAAGTGTTTCTGACTGTTTCTCTGCCACCGTTCGACATAAATGGTGTTTCTTCAGGAGAAATGTTATAAATGATATTAGATAATTCTTCACGAATACCAACCGCTGAATACCTTGTAAAAGTATTTGCAATAATTGCCATTGTATTATCCTCTTAAATTAATCGTTTAACAACATGGAAATGGCTGATTGTGCATCTTGCCATTTTCCGTTTTTCTTTAATCTTGAGGTCGTGTTTTTATAGGCATCAGTTTTCTTAGGGGCTTTTTTGCTACCACTTCTCAGAACTTTTGTTCCGTTAGTGTTGTTTGCTCTTTTAACTACTTTGCGTTTACCTTTGTTGTAAAGCATAGCATCTCTTAAAACGCTAACATGATTAGCTTTTACTAAAGCAGAAACTTCTTCTTCAGTAACACCTTTCTTTAAAAGAAAGTCTTTTAATTCAGCTTTTTCTTTTGTAGCAATAGTTTCGTCTTTCCATGAAGGAATAGCTTTAGTTAGTTTTTGAGATTCTTCAGTTAGCATAGTTTTATACTGTTCTAACTGGTCTCTTTGTTCTAGCTGTGCTACTCTTTGTTGTTCCATTTTGACAGCTTGTAGTTTTTCAACTTTCTGCTGTTGATAGGAATTCCACTCATGTTGTTTTCTACCAGCTTCGATTGGGTCTTGTTCATACATTGTATTCCAATCTGGTTCAGGCTCTTTGCCTAGTTCTAGTATTTGACTTTCTAAGTTCCCTAAGAGTTGTGCATATTGATTACGCTCCTCTTGAACTTGTCTAGATTCAGATTCAAACTGCTTCTTTTCATCAGCAAGTTTTTGGCTTTGTCTAGTAAAATGCTGTTGCCTTGAATATCCATTTCTTAATTCATCTAAAGATACTTGCTCTAATTTTCCGTCAATCTTCACTTCAATTAATTGTTCTTGCAAATCTTCATTTTCATTAATGTCGGTTTGTTCATCTGCAAACAGTTCGGAATCTTCCTCATCTTCTAGGACTTCTTCATATTCTTCAGAAATTTCCTCAGAAGGTTCGTCTATATATTCCTCGCCAGAATCAACATCTTCTATAGGCGGTTGTTCTGACTCTGTTTCATTACTTACTTCTGCTTTATCGCTAGGGCGAGTCAGAATGTCAGTAATTTGTTCAACGCTAGATTTTAATTCAGGCGATTCCTCAACTGGGTTTGTCGCTTGGTTCATATTAAACTCCTTTTTTGTTTTTTGTAATATTATCTGCCTTTATTTTTAAAATATGGGCGTTGTCTGCAACAGCCCATAGTTTTTCTTCCAGTAAGTCAACTGCTTTCAAAAGATGAAAATATTGTTCTCTCTCTTGAGTAGCATGAGGTGAAGTTTGAGACCATGAAACATGGACATCTTGCTTAACACTTTCCATGACTGCTTGAAAAGTAGTATCGTCTAAAATGCGTTTTGCATTTTTTCCGAAAATTATTAAATCGTCTATATGGCCATTGTTACTCATTGTCTAACTCTTGCCATATCACTAACTAATTTTGTTTGTGCTTTCATCTGTTCTCTATCTCTTTCAACTAATGCTCTAATAACAGTAGTTTCAACTTGAGTTCCATATTTTGCCTCAATTTCTGCGGCCTTTAGCATGATTTCAGCATCTAGTTTATCTCTGTCTAAATCATCTCTACGCTTCATTTCTTCAGTTTCTAACTCTATTTTTGCATTAGCTTTCATCATATTAGCTTTAATTTCTTGAATTTGTACTTGAATTAACTGTTCTGAAACATCAGGTTTCTTTTGCATCATAGATTGTCTTTGTTCAGGTGTCATTTCAGGAACTTCTTTAAAGAACATAGACGCATCTTTAAATCCAGCAAGTTCTACCATTTTTGCCATAGTATTTCTGTACTGTGTCATTTCAACTAAAGGATTAGAAGCGCCTAATGTTTGTAGTATCTGTTCTTGTTTTGACGCTATTTGACCTAGATATTGCATACGCTCTTGTGCAGTTCCATTACCGAGACCTACATTAACTACGCAATCCATTCCTGTTTGCCAAACTCTAGGGTCAATAGGAATCCATTCATTGCGTAATCGAACTGTTCTTTCTTTATCTTGGTGTCTAGCAAGTAATTCGTAAATACCTTTGAATAAAGGTTTCATGCCTGTTTCAGCAAATATTCTAGCTATTAATTCTATATGTTGTTGTCCGCCTTGAACAGTTGCTTGAACGGCTGAAGCTGTAGCAGATTGTAACGCATCAGGGTCTAATCCCATTGACGCTTTAGAAATTCCAGTTCTGTTTTCTTTTACTTCATCTAAGTAATTCAACATAGGAAAACAATCTTTACCAACAAATGGCATATTAAAAGGTTGTACTGCACCTGCATTTCGTTGACGAATAATACCACCAACTTCTGTATTCATAACATCTTCTATGTTTGCTTGTCCTTCAACAACTGCAACTCTAGGGTGAACACTTAATGCAAGACTATCTAACATAGAACGCATAACCATTGATTTAACTTTTTGTATATCTTCAGTTATATCTGCAATACTAAGTCCAAAGAAAGTATGTGGCTCAGGGTCAGGGCAGAAAGAAACGAAAGGTATCTGGTCGCATTTTAAATTCTTTTTAATTTCGTAATTATCACCTACACAACATAATCTTCTTAGTTCTGCTATGCCATCGCCTGTCATATCTATCTTCATATACGCTTCGACATATTGAACTTTTAAGTTAGCGTCATCTTCTACAGGATTAATACCTGCATCTGAGTAAGTGTTTCTTGCTTGATATTCTGCGTTATCGTCTAATTGTGTTTCATAAGGTGTAGCAAACTTCTGAACTTCGTCATAATCATATCCCATTTCCACTAAATCAGAAACAGTTAGGTATCTTCTGTGAGCAATGCAATAAGCATCTTTCATTGAAGTAGCATCTCTATCAATCAAAAATTCTTCTGGTGGGACTGACTCAACCCTTACGCAACCATGTTCTTTCTTTCTTGTAACTTTCACATCATGTAATTGTGGTGTCATCATGCTTTGTTGCATTAACTCAGGTATAACTTCTTCAATTTGTTCTTCTGTTTCAACAACTGCTTCAGCTTTTGGAAACGCAGGGTCAGGATATGAAATAACTTCTGTTACTTCTACTTCGTCATCTGCTTCTAATACTGCAAGTTCGTTGTCGCTTATTCGTGAATATTCGTAATATTCAGCATGATAAGTTGTGTCCCAGTAATATTTTAAGATTCCGTTCTTACATAACAAAGCATCTTTAAAAGCATTATAGAAAATTGGAAAACCATCGTTGTCTTGTTGTAGTACAATTCTGTTTATGTAATCTGTAGCCTGTTCAGCTAGTTTAATATCTTCTTTACCAAAAGGTACAAACTCAACTACATTTTCGCTTGAGAAGAATATTCGCATAATACTAGGTAATATGTCTGCGATTGTGTCGTGAACATCAAGTGAGATAACTTGGCTTCGCCCATCTTCTTCGTTTCCAAATGGTTTACCCTGATAGTAGTCAATGCTCGTAGCCCGTAATGGTGAAATTGTGTTGTCAATGAAATCAACAGCGTCATCAAGAGCAGAGCCCACAATGCCTTGTAGTTCCTCTTCTGACGGTCCTTCATTGTTAAACTCTCCAGTAGCTTCGCCTGACATATCACCTACATCTTGGGCTTCGTAAGTTTCGTCATACTTCATTTGTTTTCTTCTCTTTTTTTGAAACTTTGGTCTTTTTGGTTTCTTTCTTAGGTTCGTTTCTGTTCAATAATTCCTGAACATCATGTTGAGCATCATATCTCGTAACCATGTAGGATTCCTTATTCTGACACTATATATATAGCGTTTCTACTGTTTATTATAATGATTCTGAAAATTTTTCGCAAAGAAGTTATTAAATACTTGTAGTAAAGAGGGGGGTCTCTCTAATATAGGAAATATACTCAAGTTAGTGTGTGAGTATCTAAGCTATATCAAGCACTATCACTTAAACGAAGGGGGGGCAAATTTCAGCGTTTTATATAAAAGTTAAGTCATTGAATTAATTGACTTTTATTTATTATTGTAAATGTGCTGTAGCAAATAGACAATTATTTATTAATCTTTAATGCCTCAAGGTGTAAATCTTGAGTCGATATATTAACCTTTACATCATTGCCACCACCAGCCTTGAACTGTGAATTATAAGACCCTGCCTTCCATTTCCTAGTATCTATCTGGAGTTTGGCTTTGTTTATTGAATCGCTATCCAAATCCACGCCGTCGGCTATTTCTATAGCCTCTTCCATTGTTTTATGTGCCATTTCCTTTTGTGCCACCTCTCTCACCCGCATAACTTCTCCTTTAAAGTCCCCTTTAAAAGAATCACGAGGTAAGTCCAAATACTTATAAAATACTGACCAAGTTAAACTATCCTTATTTGGTCTGGTGAAGTCAGGTAGTAAAGGACATTTACCTTTAATAATTTGATTAAAAGAATACCCTTCCGCCAATGCTTCTAATAATCTAGCATCTAAAGACTCAAGTCCTATTTCTTTTAAATGATTTAATGCTTTCCTTGTTATTGGTTGTCCTGCCATTTTGATTCGTCCTCATGTAATTAATTAGATTCATAATATAATATTATTTAATAAAAGATTCAATTACTGACTCAAATAGCAAATTGCATTTCATAGCGTATATATACGCTATTGAAAGTATGCAATCTTGCAATCCTTAAGAGCGTTTAAAAGTATAAAAGTTATTAAATGCAATCTTGCAATCGTTTAAGTTATTGATTTAATTACATAAATAAAAATGCTTGTGATGATTTGCAATAATGCAATCAGTAAAATAAATGTTGCATTTACCTATTTTATAGATGCAATCTCAAAAGTTATTCACAACTTATTAACAACTAATTTAATTATTTTGTAAATTTGTTTAAAATGATGTTGACAAGGTTTTACTACTATGGTAATTAAATACCCATAAGTAAATTTTATTAATCAATTAAGGAGTAACATTATGAATATAACAAAATATAAAAACCCAGATGATGTAAGAGATTGGACAGATTTCTTTGTAGAATTAAACGCAAAAGAAATAGAAATAATCTGCAATCATTTAATAAAATATCAACAAAAAGAAAATGATAATTTGATTGAAAGTTTATATGAAAAATTATCTAATTTTGACAATCATCACAATCAAGATGATACATCAATTCAATATTTTACAGGATAATTTTATTAATCTGGGGTTGGCAATTCCGCTGACCCCCAACAACTAAAAAGGAAAACATTATGAAAAAATTAAATATCAAAGGTCTTAAAGGTTCAGCAGTCAAAAAAGAGATTGAGGACACTATGTCAGCCAATATTCTAGAAATGATGAACCAACCAGGCTCAAATCACTGGTCCAAGAATTGGTCAACCAATTCAGCTATGAACCAAGACGGCACACCTTATAGAGGTTACAATGCCTTAATATTACCTTGGGTTAAATATGATATGGGTTACAAGTCCGATTTTTGGGGTACTTTCAAGAATTGGAAATCCAAAGGCTTTTCAGTTAAGAAAGGCGAATCATCAACGGCAATTATCTTTTCATCACCAGTATTAGAGGATTACGAGGACAAAGACGGCAACACCAAACAAAGACCTAAATTTTGGTTATATAAGGTTTATAGCGTTTTTAATGCACACCAAGTTCAAAATGAGCAAGGTAAGTTGGCAAGTAATTGCGAGCCTTACATGATGAAAAGACCTGCCGAGGTTCAATTTACCATGGACTTAACTCAAAAGGTTATTGACTCATATCTTACAAGCCAAGACATAGAGTTAAAAGAAGGTGGCAATAGAGCGTATTACAGTCCTAGCCAAGATTTTATTGGTATGCCTAAAAAGTCCTCATTTTTTGATAATGGTGTAACGGCAGAACATAGTTATAAATCCACGCTATTACATGAGATTGGCCACAGTACAGGTCACGACTCAAGGCTTAAAAGAAACATATCCAATATGTTCGGCGATGATGATTATGCCTTTGAGGAGTTAATAGCAGAATTTACGGCCGTGTTCATGTCAGCCCATACAGGTTTAGCGGTCAGTCCACCAATGAACCATGCTAGTTATATTAAAAGCTGGAATAAAAGGTATCACGAGGACAGCCGATACATTGTCAAGGCTATCAGCAAAGCCTCGAAAGCCTGTCAGTTTATCATGGATAATTCATGCCTAGCAGAACAACAGGAAGAGGAGGTATCAAAGTCAGCCTAACTGACGAGGATTATATATCCGAAACTAGGTCTTAATTGACCTAGTCTTAGGCAATAAAGTCTATAACAACATAAAGGAGAAACATTATGAATGATGCAATTTTCATAAGTTTAATAATAAGTCTAATATTTGCTGGAGTTTCAGCATTAGCATACTGGATGGCTCTACCAACATTAGAGCAATTCGACAATAAAGAGAACTTCTATAAATCACTAACAAAGGAGGATTTTTAAGATGGGAACTAGATGTAATATAGCAATCGAAACTGGTGATACCACACTTTGGATTTACAGGCATTGGGACGGTTATCCTGCAGAGACAGGCAAAGACCTAGCCACAAAGCTGGTAAATGTTAAAAGCGCCAATGAGTTTATTACCAAATTAATTAATGATGATGCTTATGAGGTAACAAC